ATTTTCAATTACACCATATTTTTTTATGGTGGCGGTTGATACGAATAAAGGTTTTAAACTCATTTTATTTTTTTCTTTTAACTAAAACCGATTCAAAAAAGTGTCTACAACTTGGGATATGTACATTAGTTCCTTCAATAGTTTGCCAACCCCCTTTATACTTCCATACATTATCATTATAACCCTTAGTACTTGCATCGTTTTGCAGTTGGTCTATTTCTTCCTTTGTATAAAGTTTATTAGCACCTATCATTTTAACGCAAAACTCTCTTGAAGTATCTAAAAGTTTAGGACTTAGATTAGTTGTGTATCTCCACTTAGTCATAATACCGACTTCTTGTGTTGGTGGCTCTTGAATCTCTTTAGGTGTGATTGTTATTTCTCCGTTTGTTTCGCCATAGTCAACAAATAAAGTATTGTTTTTATTTAAAGTTTCAAGTAATCGGTAAATTAACTTTTCAGACATTGATAATTTCTTTGCTAAGTCCGAAACTTTAACTGTTTTACCCTTTTTTATAGCATCAATTAACGCTTGTTCGTCATCTTTTGCAAATGTTTCGGCATCATTATACGAATAACAAGACTTTAAAATCTCAAAATTATCGGCACTTTCGCCAATTTCTAAGAATTTATTAAGGATAAAATCTTCTTCTTTGTTAAATGCACTTGGTTTTGTAACATCGCCCCCTTGAATCGGTGGTAAATTTACCATCCCTCTTATCTCATTTGTGGTTAAAGCGTCTAACAATTTAGGTGCAATACTCGGATTTGAGTTAATAATGCTTAAGATATCGTCTTTTTTATCAAGTTTAGGCTTAACAAGTCCTAATCTATCATACACCATTTCAGCAAATGAATCTGCATCTATTGTTTTACTAATTATATCTGAAGTCAATTCAATACCTATAGGGTCTAAAGAAGTTAATTCAACGGGGTTACCTAAGAATCCATATAAGGAAAGAATGTAATTCATATCCTCTGCTTCCTCTTGTTGTTTTGGTTTTACATATGTATTAGAAAAATGTTCCCAACTCAAATCAAACTCAGAACGCCCACCCCCTAATTCGCCAGGCGTTTTAATACCGAATAGTAATCCGTTAGAAACTCTATGAGCGTATAGAATTTTATTAATAGTATCTTTACTTAGTTGCTCATATTGTTTGTCAAGTTCGTTGCTTCTTAACGGACTTATTTCGGGCGGGGTAGTATTTGGGTTTTGAAAGTTTAATAGTATCTCTCCTGCGTTATCCGTTCCACTTGCCTTGCTCTTGAACGCCCCCTCAATCTCTCTTTGTTCTTCATCCGTTTTAGCTACCCCGTTAAAGAAAGTAACCATAGTACCTGCACTGAATCCTGTCTTAACATTGTTAAGTTGAAAAAAGTTACACTCTATATCTGTTTCAATCGGTGTAGCACCACTATTGTATTCAGGTAAAGGGTATATGTCACTTGCAGGGTTTTCATCTATTAGATAAAGAATTTGTTTGCCCTCTCTTTTTAACGGGTCAAATGCAGGTAATGTCACGGCATCTTCAGGCAAACGACCATTGGAACGCTTCCACCTATAAGATACACTTTGCTCTCGTGTCCATTCTTTAGAAATATAAAACTCCGATTTGTCTACATTGGTACGGATAGTATTAAAGGGTTGAAGTTTTACCGACTTAATATTTTTGAACGCATCCCACTCAATTAAATAAGCACACCCCCCGTATAAAGTTCTCTCAAAGATTTTCTTTTTAGCTAACTCGTCAGCCGTTTGAGAACTATTGATACTATCTAAAGTTTTTTGTAAAGCGATTTTATCCCCTTGCCAATCTTCTTTAATCTTAAACCCCTTGCCATAAATGTAAGTCGCCTTACCTTTTACGATTGCCCCATGTATCCCCGAATTATTATAAAGGTACGCTAAGTAATCCGAATAGTCGTTATTTTTCCCATAAGGGATATAAACCATATTCGGTTGCCTACGAAATATTGGTGTTTCGTTTGCGTATAAAGGGAATTTACTAAATGAATAGTTTTTTATAGGTTCAATATGGCTCATAGGCTTTTCTTGTTAAAGTAGATTCATTCTCAACTCTACTTGTTAAAATTTTATCATAGGTCATTAATCCATTCTCAACAACAGTCAAACCCGTAGGGTCTAAATTAGTACTACTCACTTGCTCATAAACATTATAGGTGTATTCATCCCCTAAAGGTATTTGAATCTCGCCATCTAACGGGTCGGGTGTAGTTGTCTTTACTACTATTGTAAACTTATTATATCGGTCAGGATACAAACTTAAGTCACTTGCAATACAATAGTACTTTTGTTGAGTTTGGTTATTGATAAATTCAAATAGATAGTTAGGGTTTGGTATCGTTATCTTTTCAGATAATGTAACTACCACAACATTGCTACCTAAATTTAGTCTTATCATACACTAATAATATATGATTAATAAAGTTAAGTACAAAAAAAAGGCAACCCGAAGATTGCCTTTTAATTATTTGTGTAACTATTATATTAGTGAAGTAACGATTGCCTCAGAAATTCCATAAGGATAAGTTCTTTCTTCGCCCGTAAATGTTAAAACAAATCCGTTCAAATCACTTGCTGCCTTACCTGTTCCTGCTGTACCCGTTGAAAGGTCAAGACCATTTTCAGAACCATATAAAGAGAACAAGCCGTTCTTGTCTTTAACGATTGCCATTAAAGGTTTTTGTGCAAGTACTCTTATCTCGTTTCTTTTAGCTACATCGAATTTGTCTAATTGAATCTCAACTGACTGCATGATATAACCACTTCCTGCCGTTACCTCTCCTGCGTTATCTGCTTTAGCTTCTGATGTGTTGCGTCTAAGTTCATACTTATAGAACTTTTTGCCACCCGTCATAGCCATAGTAGTAACTGCACCTGCTGATGTTGCAAAAGTAGAAGTGTTTAAATACTCTAACTCTCCGAAGTAAACTTCATCAACGCCCCCTATACTGTCTCGACAGTCTAAGGTGAATCCAGTTCCTAATACACAAGCCATAATTATGCTAATTTAAAGGTTACGATTTCGTTAGGGAACTTAATTTGAGTACCAACCTTGAAGTGGATGTCTAACATCATAGTCAAGTCGATTGGGTTCTCTCTGATGTTGAAGCTATCTTCGTCAGATTCTAAGTCAGTTCCGATAATAAAGTTTGAAGTTCTACCTAAGTGGATTTTGTTAGTACCATCCAAACCGAAGTAAACAACAACTTTAATACCTGTACCTGGCAAGATTAACTCTTGAGATTGATATGCAGAACCGTTAACTCCATCATAGTGGAACATATTAGCGTTCTTCAAAGCAACTACCAATTTGTCGAAAGTATCTCCACCACACATGAATTGGATGTCTGATTTACCTTTCAATTTTGCAGGTAGTAAAGCCCACATACCATCGAATATACCGATAACATTTGAGGTTGTAATACCTGTACCTGTGGTTATACCTGTTGGGTTACCATTGATAGTTGTAGCACTTGCATCTGAAATGATTTTATTGAAACCATCAAATTGAGTTAAGTTAGCCCCACCTGAGCCACCGATAGCAGATTGCCATAATGCAGTTTCTTGTGCTTCAGTCATCAAACCTAATAGGTAGTTTGTGAAGTCTTGCTCAAATGCAATATAGTCATACTTAGAACCTGGGCGCAATGCTCTTTCAGTCCAAAATCCTTCAAGTTCTTTTGCACAAAACTCTTGTTGAATTTTAACCTTACCTACTGTAATGGTTCTTTTTGAGAAACCTGTTTTACCTGATGGGTCGAAAGAACAACCTGTATCTGTTTGGTAAAATAACTCGGTTGTGATGTAGTGCAAATCAGCAGTTGATTTGATACCTGTTTGTTTAGCGAAAGTTGCCCCTGTTTTACCCTCGTAAAAAGAGCGAACTAATAGCTCTAGTGATTGGTCATTAACGACTGCTGGTAAGCCAGTAGTATCGTATGAGAATTTTTTTAATAGCATGGTTATTATTTATTTATTTTTATTTAGTATTTCTGTTAATCTTGAAAATTGACTTGCACTTTGACTTGCTGACTTTCTTTTAGCGTCATCTTTAACGGGTTCGGCTTCTTCGGTCTTAGCTAAGATTTCGATTGCTGAAAACAATGCAGTAGCTTTAGAGTTTAATGCTTCAATCTCTTTAGCATACTTACTATGTATTTCTTCGATTTGTTTGTTGAAGTCGTTAGCTTGGTTTTCTAATGCTTCGGTTACTTTAGACATCATTGCTTCGTCGGTCAAAGGATTTTCTTCTTCAGCAGTTGAAACTTCTTCGATTAGTCCGTTTGCAATTTTGATAACTGCACCACCCTCTAATTGGTGTTCGCCATCGGGTGCAACTACCTCAACGCCATCAGCCCCGATTAATTTAACGGCTTCGCCTACTGCGATAGTCCCAACGATAACGCCCGAACCATCTAACAAATTAGTTTTAGCTAATTCGATAGCAGGTTCAACGGGTGTTTCCTCGCTGAAAAGTTTTTTAAGTTTGTTTGTAAGTTCCTCGCCTAGCGAAGTCTTAAGTTTATTAAATTCCATATTATTTATTAATTTATTTTTGATATCTTCATATACATTTTTAGGGGCTTCATCTACTTTCTTGTCATTAAAGTAACCCTCAACACTAAACCCTCTTATCTCGCCTTTTTTAGCCATCTCCCAAACTGCTTCATCTTCTATTTTTACATAGCCAAACCATGACCCATCGGGTGCAGGTGTAAATCCTTCGGGTGTTTTAATGCCTAATTTACTATCAACTATGAAGTGAGATACTAAATAAGCACCTTTAACGGGTTGATTGTCGTTGTGATTAAGGTTAAATGACAAAGGTTTGCCACTTTTAGCCAACTTATTTACTATTCTTGCGATACTTTCAGCAGTGAATTTGACATAATATTCAGTCCCATCTTCATCTCTACGATAAATTGGCTGCTCTGAACACATCAAAAACCCCCCTAATATCCTTTTTTCTTCATCTACAACACTGAATTTATAGTCAATCGGCTTCTCATCTTCTGAAAATGTATGCCAATTTCTCTCGATAGCAGGTTGAAAAACCAAGCCAACTGCAAAAACAGATGTTTCGTCATCTAAATTTTCGTCAATATCTAAAACATATAAAGGTAGCTTCGTCATCATAATAATAATATTTAAAGTTTAAATAGGTGCAATATAGAATTATATTAAAGTTGCGTTATGTCTAATCCTCGCAACTCTACCTTGTGAATCTGTGATGTCCTTTTCTAAAACATAAACCCTTTGATTAGCGTTCATAGGAGTTCTATTAGCTTGGTAGGTGTCTATTCTCGGTGGTTGACTTGACATTCCACCACCACCTTGAGAACTTGGTGCAGATACCGAACCCCCACCCCCTAATAAACTCTTTGCCTTATTCGCTGCACCTAAAACGGCTGCAACTTGTGAAGCATAAAAAACGGGCATAGTAAACGCAGCAGCAGGTCCAGTTCCAACTGCCGTTTGTTGTGCAATTCTCAAACCTTGTATAAATCCTAATGCCGTGTCCGTTGCTATTTGTGCAAGTGCTAAAGACTTCCCGATTGCAGTGTTTTTAAATTGTTGACCTAATGCCAATTCGCCTAAAGAGTTCAACGCTAAATAAGAATCATTAACGATTGATATTCTTGCAGATTCAACTGCTTGTTGTTGTGCTATTCTTTCTTCGCCTAATTTTCTATCTAACTCTAATTGTTTTTCGGCTGCGTCTTTTTGTGCTTGTAGTTCTAATTCTCTTTTAGACTTTAGTTCTTCGGCTTCCTTTTCGCCTTGTATTCTTATTCTTTCGTTTTGTCTATCCTCTGCTGCGTTTTCTTCCTCTAATGCAGTCATCAAATCTTCCATTGCCTTTGCATCGGCTTCCTTTTTTTCTTTTCTTCTTTTCTCTACTGCTTCTTTATTTGCCTTTGCTCTTTCGTTTGACGCTTCTGATTCTTCCTTTAAATAACTTGTATTTAATATTTTAATCTCTTGAATTAACCCTGCTCTTTCTTCGGCTTCCTCTTTAGAATATTTTTTATTTAACTTAGCTATTTTGTCTAAGGCTTGAACCCTATCAGCTAACATTTTGTACTCGGCTAAATAGATTTGTTTTTTAGTTGCGTTACCTGCCTTTAAAACTTCTAATTCATCTCTTTGAGTTTTTAATAACTTATTTGAGCTCTCGGTTAATTTATCGGCTGCCCTTGTTTGGTCGCTTGTAATTCCTAAGAAGTCTGTAACGGCATTGTAAGCAGATTTAAAAACCTTAACAACACTTTCTAAACTCGGCAAAAATTTAGATACTGTATTTTTTAGTTTATCGAAGTTAGTTACTAATGCTGCTATCCCTGCAACTATCAACCCTATTCCTAATGTAGCCCCGACTATTCTAAAGGCTCTCATTGCCCCCGTACTCGTACCCACTGCCATTGCATAGCGTTTCTGAGCAAATGTACTTATGTTAGTAGCTATGGTGTTAGCCGTTGTGTACGCTGCACTTGTTTTATTTAGTGTGTTTGCTACTGCCTGAATCCCTGCAAGTGCTGACATTGCCCCTTGCAACTTGACCATTGTCTTTTGCAAGTCCTCATTTTCTTCGCCTACCATTGCAGTAATACCTTGAACGGCTGCGAATCCACCAACTATACCCTGAGTGATTGAAATAAACCCGTCTAACTTTTGAGCGTCACTTGACAAGTTCTTTACTTGTTGGTTTACATCTCCGATTTTGTCTTGAAGTTTACCTGCTTCTTTTGAGATTCTATTAAACGCTTCATTGTCTAAAGTCCCAGAAGCCAATAAGGCTTTCATCTCTTTTAGTTGAGTTTTTAAACTCTTTGTTTTTAATTCGACTTGCTCAACCGAATCACCACCTTTGATGACTAAGTCAACTTCTATTTTAGTTTTTGCCATTATATTAAATTATTAAGTTCTGCTTGAACCATTTGAACTGTCCACGCTGCCGAAGCCCCACCATTCACACTCGCCCCGATTATTAAATTACTCGTTGTTGAATCGAACCCTGCCGATGTAACTTGCAAAGTAGGGCTAGGTAAGTTTTGTAAACCCGTTGTACTTAGTCTGTGTCTTACTTGCCCCGTTCCTTGAATCACTGCCGATGTCCCACTACCTACACTTCTAAAGGTTACCCAAAATTCAAAAGTTCCGATATCTGCAACTGCCGTTTGTGCTAAGAAAGTAAATGTTAAAATCGTAGCGTCTGCCGTTGTTCCGTTTGTGCCTATCTTTATTCTTATTATAGGGGTTGCCGTTCCTGCTGCCGTTTTACTAACATCAAATATTAACTTGTATCTTGAACCTGCCTTTAAAGAACTATTAGGGATTGAAATATTAGAACCCGTTAAATAAGTTTCTGTTGCAAATCCTGCCCCTTGTTGTGCAACCGATTGATTGTAAATTGGAGTAGGTGCTACTTTAGTCACTAAGTTTGCCCCCTCAGTTGTCATACCTAACTTAGTTTTTATTGTAGTTGCCGTTTCATCCCCTGTGTTAGTTCCTGAGTTTGTCCCCGTAATGTCAGTTAAGAACGCCAAAGTCCCGTCTGCATTTTGGAATGTGTAGGTGTGAGGTGTTCCGCTCTTAGTTATTTCTAAATTTAATGCGTTCTTTGTCATAATTTTAATGTTGCTATTCCTTTTATAGTTGCTATGCCTTTAATCGTTGCCAAACTTGTATCCTTGTCTAAATAAATTGTTAGTACTGCTCCATAGTAATTGTCGGGACTTGCCCCACCACTTGAGTATGGATTGTTAAAATTAGCGTATGAAGTGTAATCGTCAAAGGTTTGATTACTCCCACCCGAATCGTATGCCATAATAAAGTCAACATCACATGAAACCACTATCCAATAGTCCGTACCACTTGTAATACTTCCGTTTAAACTGCAAGTACATATTGCCCCCGTTGTAGTTAGCACACCAGAACCCGAAGCAATTACTACTGATGTGTCGGGAACTCCTGCACTATCTAAATATAATGCCACTTTAAAGTTTCCACTTACACTATTAGCTTGTAACCATACTTTAACCGAATCAAATGTATCTGAAGCCGATGCCGTGAACTTACAACCTAATTGAGCAGGTGCAGTGTACACGCCCGTAAAATTACCCCCTATTGTATCGTATCCTAAAACATTCATTAGTTCAAAGTGATTAAGCCTTTAACATTTGTAACCTTTAAAGTAGTTGTTGAAATCGCTACTAACTCCACATGGTCATAGTCATCCGTTGAAGCTAAGAATCCCGAAGTGCCAATAGTTGTTTGGTCAACTCCATTTACTCCACCCTCATTCCAAATTATTTGTTGAAAGGCGTTTTGGGCTATCTTCCACCCCCCTGCACCTGCACCACTAACAACAAAGGTGTCTAATATACTTAATGAACTCGGTAGGGTTAAAGTAACTAAACCTGCGTTGTTAGCAAGGTACGCATTGCCCGAAGCCATAGTATCTGAAGTGCCTGAAATATTATTCCAAGTTATTCCACCCCCACCACCTCCACCCCCACCTACTTTCCACTTAGCACTTCCACTTGAAGATTCATAAGTTAGAACATAGTTATTAGTCGGTGAACTTAAGTCTACTTTTATTCCGTCAATATATTGAACGCCACTCTCTGCGATTGTCAACCCACTTGTGTTGATTAAAACAACATCCGTAATACCTGGCAATATTACATTATTATCTCCTTGTATAATTATATTTGCGTTATACCCACCTAAGTTATTGCCGTTGCCCGTTACTACTATTCCGTTGGTATTGTCATTAATAACATTGCCCCCCGTTGAAAGTAACCCTTTTTTAATAACATTTTGGTCGGTGTTATACCCCCCATCTTTTTCGCCTTGACCATTGCCCCCACTTGAAGTTACTATCGTAGGGGTAAAAACTGCTTGGTATGCGAACTTTAAAAGTCTACATAAAGTAGTTTGGTTTCCGTTAGGGTCATAATCTTGAACTGTTAAAAGTCTATAAGCGTTGTCTTTAACCCAATAGGTCTTTCTAAAATCTAAATTTGCTATGTCGTTAGGTCTAAGTTTAAAGTAGGCTTCGACTAATTTACTATCCTTGTTCCCTATTTGTTCCCATTGCGATTTGTGGAATTGGTTGTATAAATTATTGTCAGTTGTAGTAACTCCACTCGTTGTAGGTGTTAGGTAAAAATAAAAGTCTTGAACATCAAATGCTAAATCATAATTAGGTGCAATTAAATCATCTACATGACCAGCATACGGGTAAGTAGTGTAATCGGTTGCACTTGTATTATCATTGTTCCAATATCTTAAACGACCCGACTTCATGCCGTCAAAGTATGCGATAATCGGTTTGGGGCTTTTCTCTTGACTCATGCCATCGAAAATAGTCCTCATTAAAACATTTTGGTCGTCATCCTTTTGTAATGGGATTAATGAGAATGGTATTTCAACTTTCTTAGTTTCCTTTACAAACTCATTGTCAAATATTAAATCTCTATACCCATAATTAAATGAAGTCGCCTGTTTGAATATCTTATTGAGGTCATCCCCATTATCTGCATAAGTAAAGACTAATTCTTTATTTTCAAGTAGACCTTGAGGTTTAATTACAAAGTCTTTAGAGGTATCTAAAAGTTCAGTCCAATCAACTATATCATCGGTGTAATAAATATCTCTCGGCTCAATCACTACACCCGTTTCGTAAATTGGGGACATATACAAATTGAACATTTTAATGATTGCCATTAAAAAGTCAGTTTGTTTCATGTTAGGCAATACATCGTAGATGTTGAATGTTTGCCCATAGTTTATTTGCCCGTCTTCATATTGAGTATATCGGTTTGTTGTACTCTTAAAAGTAATAACACTTAATTGACTATTTGCCCAACTACCACCGACATCGAAGTTACCTACACAAAATCTAACTTCATCCCCTGCTTGGAGTTCTGTTGAATCAATAGCTATTCTAAAATTATAATTTAAGTTTGTGAAACCCGAAATAAATGGGGTATCTCTGCCTATGATAAAATAAGAAGTCCCACGCTTACGAATTGCATATAAATATAAAGTACCTGAAGAACCAGTATTAGTGATTTCTAAAGTGCCCTCGACTTCAAAATTAGTATACCCTGCGTTTAACTTTGTGAATGTTCCCGTTGTTGCATCATACTGATTTAAAGGGTCTACACTCTCAATGTTATATTGTAAAGCGATAGCATAAATCAAAGCTAAATTATTGGCATTTGCACTACTAACTATTGACAAACTTTGGTCTGTTGACCTTGTAGCCTCTACTAAACTATTATCAATCTCGGTTTGGTTTTGTCTAAACTTAGCAACATCACATTCAAGTATTAACTTTTCAAATTGTGGAGTGTTAAAGAAACTTGCAACCTCTAAAGATACATCGGCTTCAGCGAAGATAGCGTTGATAATATGCTTAACATAAATAAAAGGCTTGAACGCTTGGTAATTGTAGCTTAGATTGTAACTTGCATCGGTGTTTCTCCCGTACCTACTTAAACCCCTATCTAACATTGGATAGGTTAGTTTAATAGTCGGGTCGAATGTTGCCGTCCATGAATCTACTATCTCGGTATCATTCCATGTTGCCGTTCCTAAAGTTGTTAAATCGTTTAAAGTCCTATCTAATAGTCTAGAAAAAATATCAATGTTCTTGCCATAAATAGTTATTACATAAATAACCGAATCATTGTTTAATACTTTGATGTCGGTTAATTGACAATAGCCACTTATTTGCTGTAGGGTATCTTGATAATAAATACAACTCGCCTTTTTGCTAGGGTTAAAGTCGGGGTTAAGTTGGTCACTATTCCTAATTGAGAATGATACATCAAACAAAGATTTGAAAACAAAATCATTTAACTTACTGCCAGGTATCTCAACTGACTTACTAAAGTCACTTTGTCGTTTAGACGGGTCGTCAATGTTGTAGACTTCCTTAGTGATATTGATGTCTAAGTCCTCAATTGTATCAATCGAATACCCACCTATTACGAGTTCATTCATCATAGTCTTTGTCTTTTAGTATCTGCACTTAACTCCACCTCGATAGTCACATTGAATAACTTTTCTTTTATTGTACTTTTAGCTTGGTATTCGGTTGTTAGGATATTAACTGCAACAAATTGATTGTCTATTATCATATACACCAAAGGACTTTGAACCAACTCCTTAAGCCAAATACTTGTTTCGCTATTTACAAACCCACTATTTAAAGTATATTTTTGTTTGCTTGAATTAAAGAAGTTACTACGCTCATGTGAGTAAGTATTAAAAGCTATCCCTGCGCTTGTTCTTGTGCCTTGTAAACGATTATAATTAGAACTTTGTACGCTTATATTATCGTCTGCTATTTGAGTAAAATTAAACGCATCCATACGACCCAAAGGATTAAGCCAAAATAATCTATTGTAATTCCCATCCCTTGTACACTCTCGGTCTATTTTAAATGTTAGGGTATTACTTACTAAAGTGTTTGTGTTGTTTTCAAACATTACCTCATACTTAGCAACCCCGTCAGCGATTAAAGGTTGAGCCGAACCACTGGCAACAGTCCATGAATTAAGATTGTTTGCCCCTACTAATACGGATAAGAAATGTTCTTTGTCTGTGGTATCTGCAACCCATGTATTCGCAAATGTGCTATTCTTTAAAAGAGTTCCACTTTCATCGTAGGTCTTAACTCTCATGTGGTCAGTTCCGTTACTCGCATAGTTTAAGAATCCTAACTCATAAGAATCGCCTATTCTAATATCTATTGTACTCGGTTGGTTAGTCAAGAATGTTCCAAAGGTCAAAGGGATTCCCTTATAAACTAACCCATCAATAGGGTTATTGATATATTCTGAATCAGTTTGAGCCGAATTGATAGCATAAATGTAAGTACTCTCGGCACTCGCATAACCACTAATTACTGAACCATATTCCTCTCGTATATTAACCTTGAACTTTTTGTAAACATTTACACCCGTATTAAATCCTACTGTCCCATTGATTAGGTTAGTCATATCATAACTTAGATAGTTTTCAATTATTCGGTGTGCATCTAAGTCACAAGTCCCGTCTGCGTAATAAGGTGGTTTTCTAAGTTCGGTTATTACATTTGCCGAAGCATCTAATATCTGAACCCTATATCTAAAATTAACTTGAGTGGTTTCAGAACTCGAAGCTAAATAAATTATAGGGTCAAACCCACTCACAAATAAGTCGGGTTGTTGAATGAATGTAACTGCCATACACTCATAATATATTAATAAGGGGCAAAAATACCTACCTTTTAAATTCGGTTATTAATCTAAATTCAACCTCTTGCCCTATAATAGAACTTAGTTTAGTGGTTAGTTCGTTATAAGATTCTTGATTGAAAGTGTCTGAATAAAATTTAGTCCCGTCTATACCTTTCATTTTGATAGCTGAAGCCATAGCTTCTGCCATTTGAAAACTCGTTTGTATTACCTTGCTTGTCGATTCATTGCCTTGCCTTGCTTGGATACCTTTTCTTGCAATATAATCTTGTAAGTTAGTAATCATTTGTGGTGGGGTTGCCATGTTCTTAAACGAGAACCCACTCGGATAGTCTTTGTTAGTATAGGTCTTTGTCGGTATCCCTAATGCTGACTTATTAACCAAACCCTTTACACCTAAGTCCACAAACATCCAATAGTCATTAAGGTCTATTTGCATTGTAACTACTTGACCTTTGATAGTTGGGTTGTTAGCATGAATACTTTGGGCTAAATTACTTTCGGTTTTCTTTTGCTTAAGCCTTTCTCTTAATAGTTTACGCATTTGTTCTGCGTTCTCATTGCCCCATTCTAAAAGAACATCGGCACACTTATCTAATATTTCGTCGCTTAGTGTCATTTATTTTAATTAGTTTTTTATTGCCGTCAACCTCAGTGACTAATACATGGGTTGTGGAATAAAACCAATCCCAAAAATTTTTTTGTTCTTTAATTTTTTGCTCACTACTTAAACCAACATCCCCAGTTGTTTTAAACGTAAATGTCATTTTCATATTACAAATATAATCATTTCTTAGGTTGATTATCGGCTTTGTCTTTTAAATAACAAAGATGGTTTAAAAATTCAAATGCGTTCATTTTAAAGTAATAGTTGTATTTCGACCTATCTTCTTTCGCAAATAGCTTGTCAATCGTTGCATACCAACTCCACTTAGAAGTGAACCAATCCGTTTCGGTTTCTTCGGTTTCTTTTTCTTTGTTGAATAAGACGGGGTAACTTCCGATAATTTCGCTAAAAGAAGTGCAAAAAAAAACCCTATCGGATAAGCTACATCCACTTCTAAATGTTCTCTAAACATTTCAGCCCGTCGATTAAACTCGGTCATACTTATATCCTCATCCTTTTCTTTGTAGCATAATGTTGCTAAGATAGAATGAATGTTATCTACAATCGCTTCACTGCCTTTTGTTAAAGTAGACATTGATATCATTTGTTCGGTGTTCCAATCGGTAATATATTGATTAACATAAAACTTTTCGCCTTGACATTCAAACTCCTTAACAAAGGCGTCAGGTAATGTAGGCATATCGGGGACTTTGGTTTCCTTTTCTAACTTTTGAAAGTCAATCCATTTCATTTTTTTTAATTCATGGATAGGCTTATTTGTTAAAGCGTTTATTATGTAGTACCTTGTTCTAATGTCGTCGTTATCCCCTAATTTAATCGCATGGTATAACTTTTGATATATTTTTATTTTCATCTTATTCTGTATGTTCCTAATCCTGGTTGTTGTATTATGTGTGTGAATCCGTACCTCATCGCATCCATTAAGTGATTATTGATTTCGATAGGGTCTCCCGTTGGTTTATTGTTCCTATCGGTCGCCCAAACATACCCCCTTAATTCTTTTATTAAGTTCGTTGAATGTTTAGTAACTAAAAGACTTTGTTGCTGAATTAATTGAATACCATGCAAGATTGAATCTTTGCCCTTTAACGCACCCATACACCTTAAACCATAGCTTTGTAGTTCTGCTATTGACTTAGGTTCGGCACTATCGCAAATGACTATACTTGGTTCATCTTTAATTAAATCGTAAATGTTTTTATTGCTTAATTCTTTTTGGTAAATTAACTCATGTAAGATATAAGAATCATTATACTTATAAATCCCTACACAAGCAGTCGGGTCAACTGAATAACCAAAGTCTAATCCAATCCCTAAAAGTCTAGCTTCGTTTGGTATGGTGTCTATTTGTTGCCAATTAGCGAAGATAGTTCCTTGAACACTCCCGACCTCGCCAAGTCCATACACTCGCCACCAATTATCCCAATAGCTTGAAGTCTTAGCCTTTTCTTGCGCCTTTTCAATTTCTTTGACGATAGATTCATCTAAGGCTTCATTGTCTTTATAGGTTAATACTACAAAGTCGGTGTCACTATCCCCAAGTAATTCGGTGTCTACCCAAAACTCACTTACTGGGTTATAATCCAAATAAATAAACTTTCGGGTTCTTATCGCTAATTGATAGTAACTCTCCCAATCAATATTATTACACTCGTTTACAAATAATACATCACGCCTTGCACCTCTTAGCTTACTTGAATTGTCTGCACTAAAGAACTCTATAAAACTTCCATTAGTAAAGTTATAAGTCAGGCTTGATTTATTAAACTGCTCATCTCGATACATACCGATTAAGTCCATTATCTTTAAGAAGTCACGCATTGCACCTCTCCTTAAATGTGGGATTGTTTCAGCTACTACACTTATCTCTTGCTTTGGATTCTTTATAGCATAGTCAATTAAAAAAGGCAAAACGCTAAATGTCTTAGAGGCAGATGTTCCACCTCTAACCACTCTAACTCTTTTTTTAAGTTTAGATATCTTCGCTTGAGCCGTTGTCTTTTGAAGCATTTGTTTAAACTTTTATCTATTGGAGTTGTATTGGCTCGGTGTTGAATCGCATTTTATTAAACAAAAGTATTATTCTTGTTTATCTTTTGTGTTTAAATCTTCCACATTTAAGTCAATCCCTTTGAATAATTCGACCTCGTGAGTGTTTTTAGTTTCGGTCTTGTCAATTAGTCCGATATCAGCCTTAACAATATTAGCGTTGAATATCCCAACATACGCCCCTCTTTTCTTTTGACCGACTATTATTTCTTCTATGCGTGTGATGAGTGTGAAAAAATCATCTCCTCTTTCTTTATAATTATTCCATGTCCACCTTGAAATGCCTAACCATACATATATCTCTTCCATTAAAAAAGGTGTTTTCTTTCTTATCTCTACAACTCCTAATTTTTGGTGTACCTCTTCTATTGTTTCATAGTCATCTTCTTTCATTAATAGGTATGAGTAGCACTTCTCTTCAAACTCTTCAAAGTTTTGGTATATGTATTCCCTGCCGTTAGTTGAACGATTAAGGTAATACTTATTATTTTTATGTCCTGCCATAATGTTTTTAATTAAATAGATAATATGCTACTGGTAAAACTACTATACTTGCTATTAGAGTTGCCCAAAATTCTTGAGCGTTCTTTTTATCTCTCATGTACTTAGTTAGTAAATGGGTTAAATAGAGTATGTCTAAGAAAGCTACTATGATAAATATGTCTGTCATTACTTTTGTTTTTTAATGTCCTCTAAGAATTGAAAAAATAAATCTTTGGGGTCTGCACTGAAAGTTACATAGGTTACAAATTTAACATTAGGCTTTTCGGGTGCTTCATGTTGCCTTGTTTTATCTTCGTCGGTTATGTGTCTTGCTTTCATAAACCCTTTTATTATAATATATGATTTTCTCTTATAGTTTTTTGATTATCGCTTCAATTTGATATTCTCCGTTTCCGTGTTCTTCGGGGTCTGATAGGTTTGTGCAAGTGTTGTTTACTTCTATGGAAACAATTTCGTAGTTTTCTAATCTTAAACCTTGTTCAATTAAATGCCTTAGACTAAAGGTGTTTGGTGGTTCACTCCATTCGGGTAAGATAAAATACTTATGGTCTAAATTCCATTTACTCGGCAATACTTTTTTTCTCTCGTACAAATCTCTATGAGGTACTGCCATAATTAAATGACCCCCTTTTTTTGTTATTCTAAACCAATGACTAATCGCTAAACACGGATTTTCTAAATGTTCTAAAAGGTGAGAATTATAAACAAGGTCGTATGTTTCATCTGATACCCCTTTCATGTAGTGAGCATCTCCGTTATCCTTATCCCATGTATCGCACCAATCGGTTAAAGGGTCTGCCCCATCATAAGTATCAACACGACCAACGCCAATGTCAATTACTTTGCCCTTTACATATTTGTCAAAGAATCCCTCTTTTTCTCTGCGTGGTTTTGATTTACTTGTTTCTGCCATTATAATGCTTTATCTAAAATTGTTTTGAATTGGTCATGTGTGTGAAAAGTAAACCACTCGCCACCTTGAGGGATAACATTAGGGGCGTACATATATTGCTCTAATACTCGTTTAACTTTTAATTGTTCAGCGATTGAAAAGGCTAAACTTTGCCCACCGATAAATAGTTTACACCCGTTAATCGCATAGGCTAACTCTAAGGCGTTTTGAACTTTTAAGTGTTGTATCTTATCATTGTGGATAGAAAGTCTTTTAAACTCCTTGTCAGTGCCTACAAAGAATACATTTTCGTATTTGTCTAATATGGTGTAGTCAATGAAATAATTATTATAGCGTGTAGTTCGGTTTACTATGATATAATTATTACCGATGTTTTCGGGCAAGAATAAACATTGCTTACTTAGGTTAGGTCTAAACTCGTGGTAAGTATTAGCAATCCAATTTTGGATATTCCCTGCACTTAGGTTTTTATAATCCTTTCTGAATAAATCTAAATCAAAATCAACGACCATGTTTTCGCCTTTGTTCAATTTTATAACCTCGTGAATATAGGGTTGAACTTTTAACAATGGTTCGATAAAGTCAAACATTGCATCATTCATCATAACATTCCCAACTGGATGCGTTTCGTCAGTAAACCCACTCGGCACACCTATCTTAATATAAAATACAATTTTACATTTATTCTTTTCGCAATAATCGTAAAGGTTTGATAGTGAATAGATTAGGTCACCTGCATTCCCACTATGACTAACTTTGATGTATTCTTTCATATTCTATAAATAATTTGTTTAAATCTCCAAACAATGCTTCACTCCATGCTAACCCGTCACATGACGAACACTTAGGCAAAGGGGCGTTAATCCCTAAATCGTTTCTTAATACCTTTGCTATGTGAATATCGTTGTCGTTATAAACCATAAAGCGATGTTCCATAGTCAAACGATAACGGCTAATAGGTTCTTTAAGTATTTCGTATTGCATTTGGCTTAACTCCATAGGTATCGGTTAATGATTTTCGTAAAGACAAAAGGCAAAAATACTAAAAAGGGGTCATATAAAATAACTAAACTTATTAAACCTAACCAAAATGAAAGACAAGTCGGGCAATTAAATGGTTTTTTTAGTTTTCGGTCTTTAAAGATATAACTTAGGAACTCGTGAAGTCCTAAAGCCATCCCACTAAGCCATAAGGCTGATAATAGAGTTGTAGCGTAATTCATTTATTTTTTTGATATTATAATTTTCTTTAACATATTCGTGAAGCCTTGCACCTAATTCAATTCCTTTCTTTGGGTTAGCTATTAAAGACTTCATTACACCATCCCAATCCCCTTTTGGCGTTAAGACTAAACCCTTTTCAATAAACTCTTTGTAAGGTTCGACATTACTGCAAATAATCGGTAAGCTAAAAACTCCTGCTTCTAAGACTTTAAGATTTGATTTGCATTGGCTAAACTTATCAGTGTTCAGAGGTGCTAAAGCGCAATCCATTAAATTATACATAAGTGCATAATTCTTAATGTCCATCCATTCTACTCTCATGTATTGGCTTGGATGTCTTGTTGAATCTGAAGTAAAAATACCCTCTATAAATTCGTAGTATTCTTTTGAGGTGTCGTTATACCCCCCTAATAATAGTTTATGGTTTTTGTTTTTAAGGAGTTTCCTAAATGGTTCTTTGAGTTTCTTCAAGTCTAAATGGTGGTTGTTCGCACCAATCCATCCGATAGTATATTTATCTTGTGGTTGTTTGTTTGGTATAAATTGGGGTTGTTTAAAGTCAATCCCGTTAGGTATGTAAACAATATTTGAATGGTATTCTTTTAAACATTCCTTTAAATACTCGGATGCAGTCCAAATAACATCAGCGTAACCGATAGCATCTAAAATTCTTTTTTCAAATATTGAATCCCTAATCCCGTCTTTGTAGTGGTATTCTGGCAACTGAATCCAATCGTCGATGTCTAAAATGATTTTACACCCACTTTGTTTCGCTTTTAATAGATAATCTTCGTCATGTTTATACATTCGGTTCAAGACAACTATATCGAATTGTTTAGGGTGAAATTCCAAAGTGAATCCATTAGTGCCTTTTATGTCTAAATCTTTATAGTCCTCGTCTAAGTTTGCAAAAGGTACTTGCAACCTATGATAACCTATGCCACTTTCTTTCTCGTTTATGTATATTATTTTAACCATTCTTTAAGGTGTTCTCTATATTCTTTTATTGCGTGTCTAACTGAGGTGTAAGGTATGCCAATCTCTCGGCTTAGTTGTTTTGTGTTTAGGTTGTTATTTATTAACTCGTTTAAAAGCCTGGAATGATAAAAGTACTTATTGTTTTGGTCTAACATATCCGATTCAATCTTTGCCATTACTTTATGGGCGTCAATTTCATTTTCTTCTAATGTATGTAATTCATGTATAGGTAAATCAAATAAATCTTTATATATCACAAATTTATCCGATATCTCATTTTGTTTCTCAGTATTTGAACCATTTATATTTATATCATCAAATAAATATAACCCCTCTCTATTTGCAAAGGCTTTTCTAAATGATGTCCAATTTCTTGCACTTACTTGAAATCTTAATGTTTGAATAGCGTAGGGTACTATGTAGTTATTTTCTGCGATGCTTTGTTTCTTAACTTCGGGTAACTCCAAAAGTATAGCCATAACTTCTGACTTCAATTCTTGGTGGTTATTTTGCCCGTACCTTTTACACATATCGTTAAAAAGTTTGCTACTATTTAAGTCTACTATCGCTATTTCAAACTTATCAATCAATCTTATTTGAGTGCATTTCTAAAACTCTTATCCTAATATTGATTAGTAATTCATCCCAAACCTCTTTGCTTAGACTATTTGTAAATGGTATTACTTGAGCCCATAAAGGTGCTGAACATACTTGCTCAGTGTATTGAGTTTGTGACTTGCATACGCTTTGGCATTGTCGCCCGTCCTTATCATAGTACCTCATGCAAGGTTGCTCAAACCCTAATTGTTTTAATCGCATTGAGGTGTCAAAGTCTGCAAATTGGTCGTGTAGTAGTATGTTTGAATTATCGTGCATAATTAGGCAAATATAAGGTTATTTCATTAATCTTTTTATCGTCGTCGGTAGTTCGCCAGTTTTCAAAGTATCTTTAAGGGTTGCAATTTTAACTTGACATATTTGCGAATCGTAGGTTTTGAAGTTTACTACATAGTCGCATATCTCTGCCTTTACATTGTCAAAGTTAATAGATAATATTAGTTTTATTTCGCTTACTAGATCGGTTATTTCTTTGCTATGCTTCATGT